TTGATTTTAAAAATTTTGTAGTTAAATTCAATGGACAAATGAATGGTCTCAGCCATTGGAAATCGACATACGTTGGAGGGGAGACAGACGACGGATTGAAAATGTATATTGAGGGCCAACTTGCTATCAGCAACTGGGTAGAACAAGGTGTGAGGGGGAGTCAGTATTCCCCTGTATAGGATGTGACTACAGATAAAACATTTGATGTAGAAATTTGGTGGTATAACGGTGGAGGCCCTGGTTCATACCATCTTGGTTGGGCTATCCCTGGAGGATGGACTGGAGCAGGATGTGATTATACTGGTGGTTGGGGTGTAGGGTTTAGTTGTAATCTTGGAACATTCTCTTCTGGGTCTGGACCAACACAGTCACAAATAAATGCATACAACAATGCCCTTGCTGAAAAAAATGCAGCACAAGATATTTATAACGATAAGTTGTCTGTCTATAATCAGGAAGTTTCAACCCTCAATAATCTACAAGATGATTTAGAACAAGCGCAAGATGAAAAAGATGATGCACAAACTGCATATGAAACTGCACAAACAAATACTGATTCAGCATTAATAGCAAAAGATAATGCTATTGAAGTTTATAACAATGCCATTAGTGATATGAATGATGCGATTACTGCTGCGGAAGAAGAGTACATTGCTCAATGGGATTTTGAAGAGAAGCAGAGAATCGCTGCTGCTATTGCTACTGCACTTGCCAATCAGCCACAGCCAACTCCAGAACCATCTATTGCTCCAACACCAGCACCATCGCCAGAGCCAACAGCAGAGGCTCCCCCAACTCCTGAGCCCAGCCCAGAGCCCACTGTAGAGGCTCCACCAAGCCCAGAGCCTACACCAGAACCTACAGTTGATCCAGAACCAACCCCAGAGCCAGAACCAAGCCCTGCTCCAAGCCCAGAGCCTACAGTTGATCCTTCTCCAGAGACATCGCCAGAGCCTATAGTAGAGCCAACAACTAACCCTGAAGTAAAGGATGAGGTTCTTGCAGCACTTATACCTGAAAAAGGAACTGGAACATCAGAAGATTTGTCTGGTGTTATTGCTAATTTAACAAGCAAAGATAACAAGTTAGTTAAACTTTCTCCAGAGCAAGTTGCAGCAGTTAGTCAAACACTAAAGGCTTTGACTAAAGAAGCCCAGGCAGAAGTTGCTGGGGACCTTGGTATTTCTGCAGGAGAAGTTGCAAAAATTGCAGACCAAATGAAATCTAATCCAGCACTTGCATCAGCATTTGTTGAGTTCTCAGAAAGAGCAGGGGAGGCAGGAGATACCCCAATGCCATTTACATTAGCGGATGCAGTAGCAGAAGTACAAGCAGAAGCATTTTTAGCAGATCCACTAGGTGCATTATTCAATGTGGACCCATTAGAACTCCTATCCAATTTCTCTGAGTTGGGTATGGATATGACAGACGATCAGAGAGAAAAAGCCCAAGAAGTCATTATTCCAGTAATCATTGTTTCACAGGTTGCAAATGTAATGATTGGTATGAGGAGGTAATATGAAGATAATTAAAAAAATTATAAAGGGGCTCTTAACTTGGCTTAAAGATGCAGGGGTGGAAGTAATTGCACAAGCCTTTACCCTCCTTGGCTTCTTTATTGCATGGTTAACACTGACAGGATCAGCTAGAGATATTGTTGGAATTGCTGTACTGGCAACAACAGTTATTTGGTTAATTACAATCCCTCTCAGAAAGGAAGAATAAAATGGCAAAAGCACATATAGAAGTAGAACCAACACATGTAGGTGGAGGAGCAATTGCTAGCATTAATAATATTGTTGCTAGAATTGTTGCCGTATTTGCAGCATCTGGATTATCCGTAATTGGAGCAGGTGCAGTTGTAGGAATTAGTACAGTCAAAGCAGTAATTTTAGCAGGAACTTTAGGAGTTGCAACAGTAGTTGAAAAACTTGCTCGTGGATTCTTAGATGATGGTAAATTAACTGTAGATGAAATTAATTCAGCTTTCTCATCAGTAGACAAAAAAGCTGAAAAATAATGATATAATTATACTATGAATAAATATCGCATTAAATTAGATGTAGAGGTTGAAGTAGAAGCCTTTAATACAGAGGATGCATCAGAATATATTCATGATATTTTTAATATAGATGACGAAATTAAAAAAATTAATATCGTTAAAATAACAACTAAATAGTCGTTGACAAAGCCGCTGTTTACCGTGTATAATTACATAGTACAGCGGTTTTGTGCATAGTGGTCCATAGCTCAGTTGGTAGAGCGCCAAACTGTTAATTTGGATGTCCCAGGATCGAGACCTGGTGGACCAGCATATGCCCGAATGGTGGAATCGGTATACACGACAGACTTAAAATTTGTTGCTTCACAGCATGTCGGTTCAAGTCCGACTTCGGGTACTAGAAAAGGTAAAGTAATTTGTTACATCTTACGGAGAAAGGTGTTGAGGTTTTCATAAAAAGATCTCAAACAAAAATTCAAGAATCATTTTGGAATAATTATGATCTTGTAATTTGGAAAAAAGATACTGGCGGATATACAGACGTAAAAGGTATGTATAGAAAAGATGCTTGGGGTAAGGCAGAAAAGATTTCTGTCAGCCGTGAAGGAATCTGGGAACTGCCAAAAAAATATGTCAAATATTTTAAATAGTTTAAGTGTAGATGAAGATGATATAGATTGGTATAAACTTGCTTTATGCCTTGGAATGGATACTAATCTTTTTTTTGATAAATATGAAGCAGATATAAATATTGCAAAAAGCATAGATGAAGCCTGCCTATCTTGTCCAGTCATCAAAATATGCTATGATAATGGTGTATCTAATAGTGATTATGGAGTATGGGGCGGAGTCTATTTAAATTCTGGATCTCATGACAAAGTAAGAAATGCACATAAAACTAAAGAGGTTTGGAAAAGAATAAAGGAAAAACATGTTTATTGATAAAAATAAAGATCATTTTAAGTATGGAATAAATCAGTGGACTGGTGAACCAAACAAGCCAGTGTTTTACAATAAAGAAATGGCTCTTAAAATTAGAGAGATTAAAAAACCAACACCAACACTTGAAATGGATATCGTAAAGTATCCAGATTTTTTAGCTATTAGGCTTTATGAAAATAACTTTGCACAATACGATGGCTCAATGAGAGTCAGAGTTGTAGAATATGTAGAAATGGTAAAAAATATCTTGGAATCATATGGAGTAAGAGTAGAGCTAGAAGGCAAGCCAGGAGGAAAAAATCATGGATAGAGTATTATGTTATTCTTGTAATAAAAGCAAAAATGAACTCTCTAGTAAAAAGTCTGTTCTACTTCCAGTTAACTTGCTTTTGTGTAAATCATGTACAGACAATAAGTTAGAGCCAAGATGGATAATTATATTGGCTGGCAGACAGTACGGCCCAGAACATGTTAAAGAACATATTGCAAAAAAGAAGTATATTGGCTTAGATATAACTGCTTCTGAATTATTAATCTAATATAGATATTGCGGTATAATATTCATATAATGAATATTGGTACTCAAATAATAATAACCTTATTAGCTGCTTCTATTAGCGGTTTATTTACTGCTTTTATAAATTCCATCAAAAACAAAAAAGATAGAGCAGCTCAAGCCGCTGAAAAAGCTCATGATCATCTTTTGTTGGAAATAAAAGACCTTCAGATCAAACTCTATAAATTAGAAAAAGATTTAAGCGAATGGAAAGATAAATATTTTAAAGCACTGCAAGAGCTAATTCAGGTTAAATCCGAATTAGAAAGTACTTTAATTAAATTAACTCATGCAGAAATTCACAATAATGAGGGCTAGCACTACAAATATAAAAATAGTATACTAGTAATATGACTTGTATAGTAGCAATCGCCCAAAACGGCATAGTTTATATGGGATCAGACCATGCAGCATCTGATGATAAGACTGGGTGGATTTTGTCACGCAAAGAACCAAAGTGTTTTAAGATAGGACAATACGGAATTGCTTTCACAGATTCTTTTCGTATGGGTCAGATACTTCAATACTCATGGACACCGCCAAAGTATACTCCAACAAAAACAAACTCTGGCCTTGATAAATTTATGAGAACAAAGTTTATAGATTCTGTTAAACTTGCTTTTAAAGAAGGCGGTTATGGAAGTGTTGGTGGAACAGATGAAGATACAGGTGGAATTTTTATAGTTGGTGTATGCGGTAGAATTTTTACCATAGATGAAGATTTTCATGTAGGAGAAAATGTTGTTAACTACATGGCAGAAGGTAGCGGCGGACAGATTGCACTTGGAGCACTGTATGCAACTAAGAATCAAAAGAACCCTAGACTTAGGCTTAAAGCTGCGTTAGAAGCTGCAACTGAGTTTAATATGAGCGTGGCTGCCCCCTATACATACATTCAAGTTTAGTGTATAATTGATTTATGAAGACCATCGCTTATATCCTTATAGCTTTTTTCATTATATCTTTATTCAAATGGTTGAAAGCTAGATATACTCTTGGTGTTTATTATATAGATAAGCTTGAGGAAATAAGACAGCAATCCGAAGAAAGAAAGTATCCTTTAAACATTACTGATTTAAAACCAGAAAATTATGATCATGCAATGGACTTAAGGGGATCACCAACTCATCTTTGCCCATGTGGATGTAACATATGGAATGTTAAGGTTATTTTTGAAGATTTTGAAATAGGGACATATTTTTTAGATATGGAGTGCGCTAATTGCGGTAGCATGGCCACAGCACCCACATTATTAGACAGAGAGATACAAGAATGAGAAAGTCAGAAAGATTAAGACAGCTTGAATTAACAGTAGTAAAAATGGAAATGACTATTGAACTACTTACACTTGCAATAAATAACCTAATGGAATCGCAAGAAATGGTAATGGAAGAAACAGATGCTTTAGATGTATCACAATCTAATTTAGAATCTGGTAAATGGTATAAAAACCGATAAAAAGCTATTGACATCTTGCTATTATTTAGTAGAATTAAGGCATGAATAAAAAACTAATATCTGCGTTAATCGCAATTACACTATCGCTACCTACAACCGCATTTGCAGCGGGACTACAGAATCGTACAGATTCAAAGCCTTCAGTGGCAATCCTAGACACAGCAATTGATACATCTTTACCAGCCTTTCAAGGAAAGATTATTCAAGAGGTTTGTATTCTAGAATGGACAACTTGTCCAAACGGCAAGTCTTTCATGGAGGGCCCAGGAGCAGCATCTATGCCTGCTAACCTAATTACTCTTAATGGTTTTGATCATGGAACATTTATGACATCAGTTTTTGTAAAAACAAATCCAGATGTAAATATTGTTTTTATTAAAATTATTGGAAATACAGCAACAGGACTTAGACAAAATGCTGGCGAAGCATCGGTTTACAATGCTTTAAACTGGGTTAAAACAAATGCAGCAAAGTATAATATTCAAGCTGTAACAATGTCTCAAGGAATGCACAATCTTGGCCCAGCTGGAACAGATTACTGCCCTAAAACTCCTACAACACAACAGTCTGTAAAGGATCTAATTGCTATTGGAATCCCTACATTCTTTCCATCAGGAAATGGTCGTGACTATGTAAGAATTGATTGGCCAGCATGCTTGGATGAATCTGTGTCTGTTGGTTATGTTGATAACATTAATGAAATTTCAATTTCAAGCAATAATGATAATGCCAAGCTTGATTTTTTTGCACCAGGATTTTTTACTGTCTCTGGACCAGGAAATTTATCTAAAAATATTTCTGGTTCTTCCGCTGCAATTCAGTTTGCAGGAGCACAGTGGATTAGACTAAAATCTGCAAAACCAGATTACTCTTATGATCAACTATTGACTGCTTTGCGTTCAACTGCTTCTTCTACAATTGGAAGACAGGGTACATTTAAAAAGCTTATTAATATCAATCAAGCGATTTCATACACTTTGCCTACATCTGCACCAACTGCCGAGCAGTTAGCTGCAGCAAAAGCTGCTCTACAGGCAGACATTAATGCACAAATTGCAAAAGCTCAAGCAGAATACGATGCAGCAGTTAAAGCAGCAGCAGATAAGCTTGCATCCATCAAGGCAACACAGTTAGCTAGATTAAATGGATAATCAGTTAACTGTACTAGAAGAAATAATTAAAGAGATTGGCGAGGAGTTGTACCAGAAATGGTACAACGCCCTTGCTGTTGAAGATAGAACAGAAGAAGCTTCAAAAGCAATGTCTGTTAATGCAGGAGAAACCGCAGTTTGGGTAATCCAAACATTTATGAATAAATTCAATAAAGCAGCGGATGAATTAAAGGGAGATTAGACTTGATAGTTACAGATGAAAGTTTTGATAGTGTACTTAAATCTCATGATTTAGTCCTTATCGACTTTTGGGCCCCATGGTGCGGACCATGCAAAAAGATATCACCAATATTAGATGAGATATCAAATGAGCGTGGACTATGGGTTGGAAAGTTAAATGTTGATGAGAATCCAATTAAATCAGCAGAATACTCTGTAACTTCAATACCATATATGGTATTATTTAAGTCTGGTCAACCAGTAAAAACTATCACTGGGGCAAAGCCAAAGCATGTTATGCTAGAGGAGCTTTCCCAATGGATCTAGAAAACATAGACTCAGACCATTTAGAGTTTGAAATATGGCTCAAAAATGGTTACGACAGAGGATGGGTTTCCGATGTATTTTGCAATACACATGACGGTCCTCCGATGACAGAAGAAGAAATGCAAGAATGGGATGAAGGCGGAGATCCGTGTTCATTTCAAGTAAAAGTAATAGCACTAAACTAACTTTCTGCGCTCATTAAGGGGCAGAGGAAATAAGGAGAATAAATTAAATGAAATCATTTAAGAAAATCGCACTAGCCATGGTTGCAGCCATGACTTTGGGCACAATCGTAGCAACACCTGCAAGTGCTGCTGTAATGTCAGTCGCTGTAACGCTTGATGGAACTGCCAACACAACGGCATCATCAATCGCTACACCAGCAGCATTACCAGTCCCTGCAGACAACTCAGTTGATGCTGCTGACGCACTAAAGTTCGTAGCAACAGTTGACACAGGAACATCAGTTTCTGTCGTAGCAACAAATGCAACAATCGTGTCTGCACTGCACACATCAGCCGCACCAGTCGGAGCAACATCAGGATCAGCATCTTTGACAATTGCAACTGGCACAGGTACAACAGCAACATTTTATGTCTACACAAAGACAACAGCAATCGGTACAGTTGTAGTAACAAATGGTGGAACAACACTAACATACTACGTACAAGGTACTGCTGGAAAGATTAATAACCTAACAGTCTCTGCCCCAACAGCAGGCGCTGCAGGTACAAAGCAGGAAATTCTAGTTACAGCAACAGACGTATTCGGAAACAAGGTTTCTGGTAAGTCACTTACTGCAACAGTATTTGCTGCAACAGCTACACTAGATACAGCAACAGCAACAACTGGTGCAACACTCTCAGATTTTGGAGTTGCAAAGTTTTCAGCAACGCTTCCAACAACTGGATCAAGAGCATTAATTACATTTGCACCAACAACATCAACAGATGCAACATCTGCAGATGTAACTGGTCTAACAGCTCGTACCCTAGCACCATTTGCAGAAATTACAGTTCGTGATCTAGTATCAGAACTTGCTGCTGAAAAGGCTGCTAAGGATGCCGCTCTTGCTGCAAAGGCAACAGCAGAGGCTGCAACAGCAGCTGCGGTAGCAAAGGGTGCTGCTGATTTAGCTGCTGAAAAAGCTGCTTCTGCTAAGGCTCTTGCTGATGCAAAGGCTACTTCAGATGCAGCAATCCTTGCTAAGGATGCTATTATTGCCAAGCTGACTGCAGACAATGCTGCAGCAATTGCTTCTTTAAAGAAGTCATTTAATGCACTTGCACTAAAGTGGAATGCAAAGAATCCAAAGGCTAAGGTTGCTTTACTTAAGTAATTAGTCAAATTTAAAGGGGCAGGGCAAAAGCCTTGCCCCTTTAACCTTTAAATAGTATAATTATTTATAAGCAAAGGGTAAATTGTGAAATTTCATTGTATGACAAGAGGTAACGAGCAGTCTATCGATTACCTACACAGACTATCAGCAAGGCTGGAAGACGTAGGGTATGAATCTGTTTTGCTTGTATATCATTCAAAAGTGCCAGATTTTTTAACTAAAGTTGTAAGAGTTATGTCAGAAAAACAAAAGCTAAAATACATGGTAGCAATAAGAACATACGCAATAAGCCCAGAATACATGGCCATGATCTGCCAATCTATTAATGAAATTATTCCAAATAAAATATTACTAAATGTAGTTTCGGGTGATATTCAAAATGGAGAAACCAGTATTGATGATTTAATCTTGATAGATAAAATGATTCAAACAACAGAATCTAGAATAGAATATACGGACATGTGGCTAAATAAATTTTTAAATATGGAAATATTAAAAAACAAACCTAGAATCGTAATGGGCGGCCACTCGAATAAAACAAGAAATATTGCCTTAAAGTATAATTCTACACATTTATCAATGATAAATAGACATATAGATCATTTAAATACAGACAGCCCAGTCATAAATCCAAGTCAGATGATTTGTTTTGGAGTAGTTGTAAGAGATACACAAGAAGAGGCAGAAGCTTTTGGAAATGAATTTTTTAATGAATCAGAAAAGCTTTTGTTTGTTTGCGGAACAAAGCAATACTTAAAAGAAAAGATAGGTTATTTAAAATCAATAGGAATTACAGACCTATTGATACATGATCACATGCAGGATCCAAAATCGGACTCTGTTCATGATATAATTAAGGAAATAATAGAGGAGCAAAATGGAATCTAATAAGAGAAGTTTTTACAAATCAATTACATGGCCAGCAGTTCATATTGGCTTTGTAGGTACTTTAGTTTATTTTTTTGAAAAAGCTATTACTGGTGAGGCACATTGGGAATATGCTGGTGCATTTGCTATAATTTATACTACATGCGAAATGATAGGTTTCTTTTTGCATGAAAGAGCATGGGCTAAATTTGGAAAGAAAGTTAAATAATGGGAAAGCATCACGATAAAATTAAAAAAGCTTTAGAGCAAAGAATTGCTGCAACTCCAAATGGAGCGGGCTACAAGAAGCCAGGATCTATGAATAAAAAGAAAACTGGTTATAGGGGTCAAACCGCCAAGGGTTCAAAGTAATTTATGTTTTCTGATAAATGTCAAGTAAATGGTTGCGATAAAAAAGCTACAAGGATAGGTTCTTTGCCAGAGTCTGGAATAATAGACATGTGCACAGATTGTTATGAAAAGATATATAAGCGTTGAACTCAAAAGAAATTATACCTAATGTTTTTGTTATAGAAAATTATATTTCAAAGGCAACATGTGATTTACTAATAAATAGTTTATCAAAAGATATGCATTCAACACCAAGAAAAAATATATTTGGTGGCATATCTGGTACTGATATTAACCACATTCAATATGATTTAGATGATCAATATAATGTTGCAATAGATATTTATAAAACAACTTTAATATCAATAGGTAATACAATATCCAACAAACTAAATATAAATCATAAGATTAAAAGCTATTTTTTTTCTTGCATGAAGCCTGGAGCAAAGATTGGTATTCACGTAGATAATGATTACCTTGCTGCAGGAGACACTGAAGAAAATCAATTTTTATACGACAAAAATATATCTGCTCTTTTATACTTAAACAACAACTATGAGGGCGGGGACATCAGATTTACAGAATATAATAAGTCTATCAAGCCCAGCCCAGGGACTTTAATATTTTTTGAGGGTGATTCAAGTAAACCTCATGAGGTAGAAGAGGTTATAAGTGGAGATAGGTATAATATTGTTCTATTTTATGAACCAGTCAACTAAATAACAACAATGCTATAATAGACCTATGAGCGGATTACTAGTCCCGCTTAAATAAACAACCTATAGGAGTAAAAAAATGACAGACGGAAACAACCTTACAGGCTTTAACGAGACAAAGCCAGCAGGAACAAATAGCATCAACGCACACTATTCAGATAACCCAGGATCAGCTTTTCCTGCAACTGATAAGTCCACGCAGGACAGCGCAGGCGTTAACCAAGGCGGAAAGTAGTAATGACTGACCTAGAAAAAGAAGATCTAGTTGCTCCAAAAGCTGAAGCAACTCCAGAGGCTAAGAAGCCAGAGACAATTGCACCAACAAAATCTAATGTTGAGTGCACAAGAGACACAAGAGGCGAAGCCCCTTGTGCTGTCAAAGATTGTGAGAACTGCAACTAATGTGTATTGAATGTGGTTGCGGTACGAATTCAGTAGGATCAGCATCAGGAATGATGTCTGTTGAAATGGAAGAATCTTTACAGCATGAAATGTCAGAGCCAAAAGGCCCAAATGGAGAGGACATCGATTAGTGTCTGAAAGTTTTAAAAAAGAAGACGGAACTGGAACAGTGCCAGCACCAAATGCTGGAGCTGCAGCGGGGGCCGTTACAAGCAGAGAAACACCTAAGAAGTATCCTAGACAAGGTGTAAAAATTGATACTAATAAACACGGAATAAGAAGAGAAACAAGTTTAATTCCAAAGCCTGCTAAAAAAACTGGCAGAAAAAAAGTATAAATATCTATTGCTAGCTTGTCCCATATATAGTATACTCTATATGTGGGACTTGCTATTTATAAAAAGAGAGAAGATAAATGATTATTCAAATAATTGGTTTGCCTGGTTCTGGCAAAACAGAGTTAGCAAAAGCTTTAAAAGAAAGAATAAACGCAATACATTTAAATGCAGATGAAATTAGATCATCAATGAATTCAGACTTGGGGTTTTCTTTAAAAGATAGAATTGAGCATTCACGTAGGCTCGGAAGCCTAGCAAAAATTGTTGCAAAGCAGGGCGTTGCCCCAGTTATTGTTGATTTTGTGTGCCCCACTGTAGATACAAGAACAGCGTTTGGCAAGCCAGATATTTTAGTGTTTATGGATACAATTAAAGAAAGTAGATTTCAGGACACAAACCAAATGTTTGAAAGACCAAAAGAATACGACATATGTTTCCAAAACCACGACATGAGCCCAGAAGAAAAGGCAACAGAAGTCATTATAAGATTTGGTTTACACGATTGGTCAGCTCCAACAACTTTAATGTTAGGAAGGTATCAGCCATGGCACGAAGGTCACCATGCTTTGTATGAGGAAGCTGGTAAAAGGACTAATCAGGTTTTACTTGGAGTTCGTAATACATATAATACCAGCGAAAAAGATCCTCTTAAGTTTGATGAAGTAAAAGAATACATTGCAAAAGATGAGTTTATGGCTGGGTCTATGGTTCTTAGGATGCCTAATATAACCAACATTGTATACGGACGTGACGTAGGCTATAAAGTTGAACAGATAAAGTTGGGAGATGAAATTGAAGCTATTAGCGCTACTGAAAAACGTAAAGAAATGGGCATATAGATTTATTTTTAAAAACAACTTGGCTGATAAAGAAGCACAACTATATTTTAAGGATAAAGATGACAGTAACAAAGAGTAGGTCATTTGTCAAGGCATTGAGTTATCGCATATGGGGAACACTTTCTTCATTTGTTGTAGCATACGTTATAACAAGAAGCGCAACTCTTTCAGGGGCTATTGCCTTTTGGGAAACGGTAATTAAGATATTTATTTACTACGCACAGGAGCGTGGATGGAACTACATAAAATGGGGGAGAAAGTAATGTATTAATACTATGTAAGACAAGTAGAGAATGTTGTAGATGGAGATACCATCGACGTTCTTATTGATTTGGGATTTGATATACTATTTGCGTCCCGTGTGAGATTGGCTGGTATTGATACGCCTGAGTCTCGAACTAAAGACCTTGCTGAGAAGGCGCTTGGGCTAGAGGCTAAGGACTATTTGAAGAAGGCCTTAAAGGATGCTAAGTCTGTTATTATTAAGACTGAGAAGATGGACTCATCTGAAAAGTATGGTCGCATTTTAGGCTGGGTATATGTAGATGGAAACACCGTCTCACTCAATGACATGATGATCAATGATGGTTATGCTTGGGGATACCTAGGAGATACCAAGGTTAAAGACTTTGACGCTCTTGCAAAGGCTAGAAAGAAGTCTGGCAAGTGAGCCACGTACTTTACTTTACTGCAGAGTGGTGTAATCCATGTCAAAGAACCAGACCTGTTGCAGAAGAACTAAAACGTGATGGAGTGATTGATTTTATTTTTGTTGATGCTGACTCTGAAATAGAACTATTACAAAAGTTTGGCATTAAGTCTATACCAACATATATTTTGCTTAAAGATGGATTAGAAGTTAAAAGAATGAATGGTGCAAAAACAAAGCAAGACTTTTTAGATTTTATTGGAGAGCAATGAGTATAAAAAATCAAGCACTGATGGAGCATCTTGTTTTGCAAGGTGCACTAGAAGTATCTGGATTTGATATTGATTCTGGAGAAACACTGTATACAATTACAGATAAATTAAAAACTGTTTCTCCAGAAATGTATGAGGATCTTGAACAAACATTTAAATATAACATGTATCAGATGATTGACGCTGGTCCAAAGATTATGCAATGGAGGATTAACGTTGAGTGAAGATGATTTTATTGATGCTTTAATTTTAAATGGTGCCTTGGAAGTTGCTGCTATTGACATGAAGACTGGAGAGCCATTGTATAAGTTTACTGATAAACTAAAAGAAATTTCTCCAGAACTTTATGAAACTCAGCAGGCGATGTTTCATGAAGAAATTATGTCTTTGTGGGGTGATGGGTTTATTAATCTAGATCCAATGGAAGAAAATCCAAAAGTAACATTAACACCAAAAGCATTTAGTGCAACCGAAGTTGATAAATTAGATGATGCAAAGAAGGCTACTCTTAAAGAAGTCATTCGAATAATGTTGCTAGATTCCTGATATAATTAAGTCATGACCAAGTATTTTTTAGGATCACTAATAACGATGCTGGCAATTTTTATTTTTGCTAAATTCTTTTATCATGAAGAAAAAAGCACAAAAAAAATAAACATTTATAGATATAGTCAAAGCAGCATTCATCACATAGTTAATCCTTTTTTAAATAAAGATACATTGAAGAAGAATAAAAAAATTACTCAAACAAGAAAGCACTTTGATAAAACAAATCTTAGAGTGATCATTGTTGAAGATGAGGCTTACTGGATTAAAGATAATATTTTTTATACAGCACGAATGACTAATGAGGGCGTTGATAAAGATACGACAACAGTAGTTGACACGATGGGTATGGATAAGGTACAATTAGATAAGATGTTGTTCATAATAGATCAACTTAGAGATGGGAAAAAAGATGATAGTGGGAGTTCAGGGAACTAACCAATTTACAGACTATAACGTATTTTTGCGTGGAATGGCTGTAGCAATGTCTGGTATGTCAAATGAAGATGAGTACTTCTACATTTATACTGCTGGACCAGCAAGAATAAACTCCATGGTCTCTGAGTTTGTAAATCTTTCAGAACGTGGAATGAAATCTCGTGGCAAGAAAATTAAATCCTTTAAGATTCCACCAAGTTGGATTCAAGATAACATAAAGGATGTAAACTATTTTGCATTCTTTAGCCAACCAAAAGAAACCGTTTCTTTGTTGGTAGCCGTAGCAGAAAACAATAATACCGAAATCGGTATTTTTAGATACTAGAATGGAACAAAATGATTATTAAAGAACTAGAACACATGGAACAAATTGTTGCGTCAAACAAGTCTTTGAGTTGGGATGGCTGGACTGTAGTCAGTCGCTACCCATCAGAAAAGGGTCGCACATCAAAGGCAGGGGTTGCTATTGACTCAAAGTGGTACATTGAATCTCGCTATTCTCCTGAAAGATCTGGATGGAATATTCCCTCAAAGTTTGTTGAGTAGTTATGGGAAAGCATGAATGGAAAGATGAAGCGTCTTGCTTAGACTATGACACTAACTTATTTTTTGATAAGTACGAAGACGACGAACTATTAAGACCAGCAATAGATAAACTATGCTCTGAATGTCCTATAAGTAGGTCATGCTTTGCTGTTGGTATTACTGGAAAAGAGTGGGGCGTTTGGGGTGGAGTATACTTAGAAGGTGGCGAGATCTCTAGAGAATTTAATAAGCATAAAGATAAAACTATATGGTCACAAACATGGAAATACTTAACGCTAGATTAGGATGAATAAATGTATACAGATTCAATGAGACGTGCTTTTAGGTCACTAACTCCACCTAAAAACTTTAATGTTTATATAGTTGATGAAGAACATTTTTTAACAGTTCTCGCTAAAGAAAAAGATTTTATGTCTTTATCTGGAGAAGAAAAGTTTGAAGCGGTTGAGTATATGATAAGAGTTAAAAAAGCACTTGAAGACAATGGAGCAATAGTTATGCTTGTTCGTGAAGGAGGATCAGATGTCTGATATTTTTAGTTTGATTGCATTTTGTATATTTATGTTTGCTTTTGTTGGATCAATCTTTAATTTAATAAAGATGCGTAATCAAAATATAAAATTAAAATTGCAGATTATTGATCTTATTCAAAGAAATGAAATACTAAAGACATCTTTAAACTCAAAAGATGACAAGGATATAGAGAAAACAGAAGGCTTTCTTAATTTTGTGACACAGTCAAGAGATTGGGCATTTGAATACATAGAGAATGTTCAAAGTGGACTCAAGAAGTTTGTTAATGATATAGAACCAGAAATTGAATATTTTAAAGAGTATGGAGATATCACATCTATGCAACCAAACTACTACTCTATTAAAAAAATAGCAGAGGCATACGAAGAGTTAAAGAAATTACTACCAGAAGAGGATGAAAGATGAAAGATATAATCTTATCAACACTAACAGGTTTTGGGTGTGGCATTGTGTTTGCTGCATTCAAATTGCCAGTCCCAGCACCACCAGTTTTTGCGGGAGTCGCAGGAATTATTGGTCTATGGATTGGTTTTACAGTACTAACACGAATCATATCCTAGGAGGAATAATATGAATGAACAACTAAAGGCACTACTAGCATCATACGGACGATCAGTCCTTGGTGCAGGACTTGCACTATACATGTCTGGGGTTACAGATCCTAAGACGCTTGCTTACTCACTATTGGCTGCACTTGCACCAGTAGCATTGAGAGCAATTAATCCAAATGACACAGCGTTTGGTCGTTTGCCTGATGCATCAGTAGTTGATACTGCAGTAAAGAAGGCAACTGTTAAGAAGGCACCAGCACGTAAGAAGGCTGCGCCAAAGAAGAAGTAAAGTAAAAAAGAATAGGCTAGGAGAATAAAACCTCTTAGCCTATTTTTTATATGCTAAATAAGTCTGTAAAGACTGGCTTATATGGAAATCCTAAGCCATCTCTTCTAGTTTGAGTTTCTTTTTGATCACCAAAATATAAAAATGAAACAACAGTCCATCTAGGATTGCCCTCTTTAATTTCTAGGATCTTGTGCTCATATGAATATGCTGATGGAAATACATATAGTTGTCCTGCTTTTGGCTTAACTGTTACACCAAAGTGTATGAACTCTAGTTCTCCACCTTCGTAATCATCGTTTGGATAGTAAACCATTGATACAGTTCTTGGAGTTGCAAGAGTGTCATCAGAGTGTGCTCCAAAAAATTCTCCATTAGAAAATCTTGATATGCGTAGGCTTTCTCTGCTTTTAGGATCTAGATTCCAGTGATAAAGATAAGAATTAATTGGTCCACCAAATGCTTTATTTGCTTCTGGATAGTTGTATACCCAGCAAGTATCTGACTGCTTACCATTTTCTTTTGTATACTCTACATTATCAAAGAAGTCTTCTCTAACCCATGGCTTATATCCAGGCTTATCTTTATTTTCTTCCCAAAATTCTTTTGTTAGGGTTTTGTTAAAGAAATCCATTGAGTTTGGCCAGACGTTGTCGTATATGTGCATTCCTGGAAATGGAGATGTAAAACTAAACTCTTTACCATTTTGATCAACGGTAACGCCTCTTTTGGCATTTTCAATTCTTTGCTGGTCCATGACACATCCTTTGTTCTTCAATAATTATACCATGACTGTTTCTGGTATACTTATTAAATGCCTGGTTTTTTTATTTCAACTCCGCCTAGATGTGGCACACATCTACTTGTAGACTCAATTGCTTTGGCTACACAATCATATACTGCTAGATTTACTAAGTATGATAACTCTTTTTGGGATCATCCAACTATAAAAAATAGATCAAGCGCAGTTGTTGGGATTCATGTACACAATAAGCACCCAGAACTTTTAGAGTATGCAAAGTTAAATAAAATAATTACAACAGAAAGGCACCCTATAGGTCAGGCACTATCTATTTTATTTATGCATAATAGAGGGTTTAGTCCAGATTGGCCCGATAACAAGATGTTTAACTCAGACCTATTTAAAACAATGACACCGAACTCTGAAGAATTTTTAGCCTACATTGGCAGCAAGCAGTTTGCAAGTTATAGAAAAATTACTTCAGACTGGGCACCATATGGGGAATGTTTTAGTTTTGATAGATTAGTTTCTGGTGATCAAAAGGAGTTAGAAAACCTAAGTGATTACGTAGGCGCTAAAGTAGTCTTAAAGGATATAGAAAAAAGTAAGAAAAAATATAATGATGGTATTGTATTTTTAGGTGATGCAGATTTATGGAAAACTATAATGTCTCAAGAATTTGCATCTGAGGTTGCAAAAATATTTCCAGAATACAGTATGGAAACATATAGTCCAACTCCTAAAGATGGAGATTGGCTTTTTAAACAACTTCTGGTATAATATATATACCTGCCCATTAGGGGGGTAAATTAACTTATTCGCTTGAAAGGGGAATAAAATGGTAAGTACATTCGCTATGGATCTTTTTAATGATCCATTTTTTATTGGCTTCAACAGAGAGTTGAATCGCCTAAATCACGCACACAAAGTAAACTCACAATCATACCCACCGTATGATCTTCTTAAACTAGATGAAGATACATACAGAATTTCTTTGGCTATTGCTGGTTTCTCCAGAGAAGACATTGATGTCTCAGTAGACAATGGAAGCCTTATTATTAAGGGTGAGATTACAGAAGTAACAGATGCAGAAGTTGTTCACAAGGGAATTGCTGGTCGTAAGTTTACACGATCATTTGCTCTTGGTGAATACATGGAAGTAACTGGTGCTGAACTGAAGGATGGAATGCTACACATTAATGTTGATCGCATTGTTCCTGAAGAAAAGAAACCAAAGTCTATCGAAATTCGGTAGTACAATATAATTGTCGGGGGAGACAGCGACACTAAATACCTGGTATGCCTCACGTAGGACCTTGGGATGGATTAGTTACCTATTCTATACGACCTGGGCCATTGTGCTTGAATCGCCTACGTGGGGCTCTTAATATTTAGCGGTATAATATTATTAATGACTAACAAAGAGTTAGAACAATATAACAAGCAAGAGTATAAGAAGAGGCTTGCTGAAATAAAAGAGTCTTCTGGTTGTGTTGACTGCGGAATAAATAACCATATAATATTAGACTTTGATCATCTTAAAGATAAAAAATATAATATATCTAGAATGATTCATGATGGTTTTTCGTGGGCAGCAATTAAAAAAGAAATAGCAAAATGTGAAGTAGTATGTGCAAACTGCCACAGGATAAGAACACATAAAAGATTGACTACATAAACCTTTTGGTGTATACTTATTATATAACAAAGGAGAACCATGATACATTCATTACTACTAAGATCGGAAGAGGACACGTCTGAACTCCAGTGACTTAGGCATATCGTATGCCG